TATGGAGCAGACCTCAACAGCTCAAGCAAATAATGGAACTAGATGTTTCTATGACCCGTTAGCGGATTGCGATTATCTAAGCTATGAAAGTGGTTATGTTCGTAGAGCGTATACTCGTTCAAGCTATTGGACATCTAGACTTGTTCGTAGCATTTACCAAATAAATAAAACTCGAAAAGTAATGGGAAAGCATTATGAATCTACTGCACGTATCATGATTCCATACCCATCTGCTCGTTTAGAAAGAATAGCTCATTGTGCAGTAGTATATCGTAATAATCTAAATAAAAACTAAAATGAAAGTAGAAAATATAATAAGTAGCGGAATCAGTTACAACGAACCTGCACAGAATGCCTCAGGAGATACTATTAAAATTGCAGTATCATTATTTAAGATGAGACATACAGAAGAAGAAATCTTTGATATGTTTCCAGAAGGAGAATATCATTCAGGCGGTAGATTTAATAGCGACGAAGATATTACAACTAGAATCTGTTCAGCAATTACTAAGAACGCGATCTCATACCATATGTGTAGCAATTTCAGTAGGACAGACGATGAATTACTTTTACTTGAAGGTATTATCAAATCATTCGTAGATAGTTTAAGTGGTAGCGAGATGGATGTTATTATCTTAGATGGAATGAGGGATTGCGCAGGCGCTGATCACTGGTATACTTTTGAAAAGGATTGGAATTAAAGATATATAGTTATATGAAAAAGATAAAACTATATGAGGAGTTTATTGACGAAGCTGGCAGTTTCGGTCCTCAACATGCTGACGTTAGCGGTAAATTACTAAAACCTAAAAAGGGTAAATGGATGAAGATTAAACCAAGAAAACATCCGCAATTAGCAGGTGAATTCTTTGACCTTATTACAATTGCATACTCTACACTAGGAGGACATGCAAAGGTTAAATCTCCAGAACAGGTTTTTGCAGATCCAAATTGGACGTTTTGGCAAGGTGTTGATATTCATGGATCACCAGACCTTGATTTAATTATATGGGGACAGAACACAAAGTATGGTGTTAAGTTTAGTGGTGTTGGACACGATGGACAAAAAGATACTACTAGAGAATATCTAAATCATAAAGCTACCGTATTAAAAAAGTCTGGATATTACGGAGAGGTTAGTGGAAAGCTAGCAGATATTATGTTAGACAAATATGGAGTTCCTTCAATAGACGATCAAGAAGAGGTTGAGGAATTACTAAGTGGAAAAGATATTGAATGGCACGGTAAAGACCCTTCAGATCCAAATAGAAGCGGAGATGGATGGTACACTAGGATATTAGGAGGAACTAAGCACAAGAAAATAATGATTGGAAAACCAAAAATATAATATGAAAGTAGCATACTTACACGGATTAGAAAGTCCAAATTATGGACCTAAAGTAGATTGGCTGAATGATAAGTTTAAAACGTATGTTCCTAAAATACAATATACAGATAGCAATATATTCAATGAGGTTTTAAAAGGATGTAGGGGCTCTAGTTTAATAATAGGATCTTCAATGGGAGGTTATTTTGCATATATCATAGGACAGCATTTAAATATACCAACGCTATTGTTTAATCCTGCAGTAGTTGACAGAACATTTGATCCTGAAATAGAACCATCTCCTAAAGGAGCTACTAAAAACACAGTGTATCTCGGTAGAACTGATAACGTAATTAAAGGTTCTAATATTAAAAAATACTTTTCTAACAGCGGAGTAGGTTCTTTTAAATATAATACATATGATGGAGGACATAGAGTTCCAGACGAAGTTTTTAAAAGTGCAATCATAGAAACTCTTAAAATAAAAGAATCTAGGGTACATTCATTTAATTCATTCCACGAAAATAAAATATTCGAAGAAGATACATATTCTGACTATCCAGAAGCTGCTAAGAAAAATGCTAAAAAAGCAATTGACTGGAAAGAGGAGCATGGTCGTGATGAAGTAACTGCAGCAACTAGAGTTGGTTGGGCTAGAGCTCATCAACTTGCGAAAGGAGAAAACCTAAGTGCAGATACCGTTAAGCGAATGTCTGCATTTAATAGACATAGAAAGAATAGTAAAATAAATTCAGAATATAAAGATACTCCATGGAAAGATAACGGATATGTTGCGTGGCTTACTTGGGGAGGAGATGAAGGAGTAGATTGGGCTATACGAACTTCTAAAAAGATACAGGAGGAATAAAGATATATAACCTAAATAAAATAAAAGAAATTATGAGTAATCAAATTAACAAAATGAAATCTTTCGACTTGTTTATAAACGAAGAGGATTCTGAAGAAACTACATCAGGCGATTCAGTTTCTACAGAAGATAAATATAAGGTAGCTGACAAGCTTAATGAAATTTATAAAGAAGCTGCAGTATATGAGGCTAAAGAATGGGCAGCAGACGTACATGACGAACATACTGAAGAATCATATATGAAAGAAAATGCGGCTTTACTTGCTGTTCTTACGGCAGATGCATTGAAGGAATCTTGTGACCATACAGAAGAACAATACGAGGCAGCAGTTAGAGGAATTGGAGATGAATTCTCTAAGAAACTTAACGAAGTTATAGAGATGTATAAATCCGGAGAGGAAGAAGAATAACATCAATTTTTACATAAACAATACAAGAAGTCTCTATATAACTATAGAGACTTTTTTATTATGCCAAGAATACCAATAGAGAAAATATACATGCAAGTTGCTTATCAATTTGCAAAGCTTAGTTATGCTGAACGTAAGAAAGTTGGCAGCGTTATTGTAAAGGATGAGCAAGTTGTTTCATTCGGATACAATGGAACACCTCATGGGTTTAATAACGCATGTGAAGAGGTTAAAACAGAAACCGTGTATTATGAAAATCCAGATATTGCAATGGATTTAATAGAAGAACACGGATTTGATTGTGAAAATGGTTGTTGTACTAAAGAAACTACTACTACAAAACCTGAAGTTCTACATGCGGAGTCTAACGCACTTGCTAAATTAGCAAAAAGTACTATGAGTTCAGATGGTGCAGATTTATACGTAACGATGAGTCCATGTTACCAGTGTTCTAAATTGATTATACAGTCAGGAATAAAAAATGTATTCTATAGCGAGGAATATAGAGATACTAAAGGAATAGAATTATTAAAGAAAGCAAATATTAACGTAAATAAAGTAATAGTCTGGAATGAGTTTTAATAAAAAATACCTACCAACCGAAAAAGAATTAGTAACTATCTTATCTGAAAATGGAAGTGATAGCTTCTATCGTGGATATGTAAAGACAGTAGACGCTTATATTGGTTCTCCTGAATCAATGGACTTTATAGATGCATTTGTGGATAAGTGGAGAAATTCCGAAAATCAGTTTTATGATATTGGGTAGGTCTCTACTTAATAGAATATATAATCTACTAAACATAAATAAAATGTCAGAAACAAAAGAAGATGTCAAACGCTACCAATGGAATAAGGGTGATAAATTTGGAGTTATCGTAGAAGTAAAAGATACTGATACTGAATTTACATATTTTACAGACGGTAGTAAGATTTTTACAAACATTATTCCTGAATTTTTAAGTGAATTTATTGATGGAGAAGCTCCATTACCAGGCGCTAAACCGTTAGACCTGTCCCTATCTCATGTGGCTTCAGTTGAACAAGACTCTGCTAATGTGATAATTAAAACAAAGAAAAAGAAAGTTCAAGAGGTTGTTCCTGTTGAACCAACATATTCACCGCTTCAGGTTTTAGTTAAGACAATATCTAAGAAAAACGTTGAGGGCGTTGATGTTAAATTAAATATCAACATTCCAAAGAAGAAAGTTATTGAAATGCTTATTGAAAATTCTGAAGAAGAGAAATCAGAACTGGTACAGGCTGTTGTAAATAACGCAATTAAAGAAATTGAAATAAATAAACTACAAGAATTTTTACAAACTGAAATAACTAACTTTATAAACAAATACTATGAGTAAAGAAAAAGAGGAACATCAAGCAATGCCGTCCATGAGTAGGCCGCAGAAAAGAAAAATGTATAATATGTATGGGCTTCAGGATAAAAAGAATAGAAACACTGAAGAGGGAAGAGAGTTATATAGAAGACTTAGACAAGAGGGAGAAGATGCACACGCACTGAATACGAGTAGAGCTAATGATTCTATAAGCGAACAAATTCAAATGAAGTTAGATTCAGTTAAAGAAACGTGGAAGGATATCGGATATAATAAGGCAGAGATTAAGCTATTAGAAGAGGCATGGGTTATAACATCTGTTAAACATAAAGAAACGTATAGAGCTGACAAGAAGGAAGCAAAAAGATTAATGAATAAAGCGAGTGAACTAAAGACTAAGAGGCTTAATGCAAAAGATAATTCTTAAAATAGCAGATAATGGAGTCATTAAAGAAATTAAAGATGACAACATAAATGCCGGAGGTGACTCATACGAAACTGTAATGGTTTATGATTGGAGTAATGGAACCGAAAACAAACGAAGGTTTATGAGAGATATATGCCTAGACATAGGAATGGACTTTGGTAACTCAAGACAGTCTAATCAAATAAAGATAGCCGAATCTTGGGGCATTCACTATGAACCTTCAAAATCTGAGGCTGTTTCAAGAATAAAAGAACTTGAACTTGAAATTAAAAGTCTTAAAGAAAAATTAAAATAAAGTGGAAGTGACTTCAATAGACTGTGTAATATGTGACTCAACTCGTAAATTTAACAAATATGTTAGAATCGAGAAGGACGAGACAACCTCGTCAGTAGACTATGTTTCAATAACATCAAAGCTTATTAAGTCAGATTTTCATGATGTCGAACCTCATCCATTTATAGTTGGTATGGCTATTAGAAATGCATTCAATAACATTCGTAAAAAACAAGTTAGTGAGAGGGTAATATATCTTCTAAAGAACCTTGACAAAGAGACTATTGATAACCTTAAAGAACTTGCATTTGATATGTTCTGTGGCCTAGAAGAAATTAACCTAGTTACTATAAACGTAGAAGACGTACCTGAAGATATAGTTGATATGTTTGACAGTCACGAAAAACTACAATTTTGATAAGGAATAGAGTGTACGCTAAGGGTGAGATTGTATATGCTCTAATTTCAAGTACAAGTAATCACGATATATTATTTCCTACAAGGTGTGTAATTCATGATGTGAAGCACGGTGACACAATAACTGAGTATCATGTTAGAATAGATCAGTTCTTCGACGACCTTGACTTTCTTAAAAGATTTTTATTTGGAGCAAAATTCAAAAAGGGTTTCGGCGGTGGAGTGACTAAGTGGAAACTACTACGAAAAAACTATAAAACAAAATCAGACTTTAACGAACTTATGGTTCGAAGCGGTGAATCATATAAGGTGGTAGTCGACGGTCCAATGATATGTAAAACAAAAATAGAAATGATGGACTTGTTTAATAAGATTCATAATTTCTTTATTGAGAATAAAATATATGAGATGTTCGAGCTATGTGGTAGGTCATCATATTCTGATGGAGTATACTACTACAAAAGTAAAGGTGTTTTTAAAGCCCATCTTCTAAAGTTTTTAGGAGATAGAGGATATGATGGCGATAAATACCTCGACGATATATTATTTCGAGCAACTTCCAGAGAACTTGACAAGATTGATTAAATATTATTAGATATATAGACTAAAGATAATTAGTTTTATATGGGAATATTTAGTGAATTTTTGGAGAATATTGTAGATACTTCGCTTAGTGTCGCAGAAAGTATTGAAAATAAGTTTGATAGCATGTTAGGTGCTGATGACGATAACGACTCTACTAACTCAACAACAGCTTCAGAGAACAATGACACTCCAGCAGATGGAGAGGTAGTATCTAGAACATTCGACCCAGGACCGTACCCAACATCAATAGCTAATGAAGGTGATCCAGCAATCTATTACACAAAAGAAATTGAATCTATAGGCTACTTTAAAAAGGGCAAGGACGGAAAACCTACAACAGAAAATATAACTGATGGTAACAGGCCGTATTCTGTATTTAACAAATATAGTTTAATGAACTTCAAGGGTACTATTGGACAAACAAAGGATACTGGTGGAGTAGATATAGAACAATTTAATAAAATAGACCAAAGCACACTAGTCAACCCAACTGCAACTAAAATAATACAAATAACTGACGAGATGGGAACTGATAATTTAGGTTATCGATATAACTATGGCGATTTTGCTTTGGCGAAATACTTTGGTAAGATTCCAAATAATCAAATGTTAACTCTTAGAAGATTTCCATTTCCATGTGCTGATGATATTATATCTCCTAAAGAACTTGGAAAAGATGGGAAGCCTGTAATAACTTCTTCACCTGACATTGCAAGAGCTATTACGTGGATGGGAGAGCAAACTGAAAATAATATAAAGGAAATACTTGGATTTAAACTTGGTTTTAATTGGGAAGATGTAGAGTCTAAAGTACAAGAATTACAATCAAAATCAGGAGCAAGGTCTGGAACATTTGGAGCATTTATAAATGAAAGTCCTATTGCAAGTGCGGCAGTTGGTGCAATTCAAGGTAAGAATTCAGTTGATATAGCCTCGCAAAAGGCAAATGCAGGATATGACTCGTTTAAAGAAACATATCCTAACCATGTATTCGGTCCCTTAAATGTTATTAAAAACATAAACATGCGGAAGCAGGGTTTAAAGTTTGAGCACTCATTTAGTCTTAAGTTTGAATATGAATTAAGGTCTCTTGGTGGAGCAAACCCTAAGATTATGATGATGGACCAATTATCAAATATATTAGCTCTAACATATAACAATGCTCCGTTTTGGGGAGGATCAACGAGGTGGACAGGATCTGGTAGTGTAGCACAGCCTCTCGGAGATTTAGATAAACTTAAGAATGGTGATATTAGCGGATTTTTTGGAAGTGTCGTTAGTGATGTAAAGGGAATGTTCTCTGGACAATCATTTGGAGAAATACTTGGTAAGGGTTTAAAGAATGTTATTGGTGGTAAACTAATGGAGATGATGAACACCCCACAAGGAGGACAGGCAGTTGCTGCTTTTTTAAGTGGAAATCCAACAGGACAGTGGCACTTAACAATAGGAAACCCTTTGAATCCTATGGCTGTTATCGGAAACCTATGCTGTGAGAATACTGATATATCATTTGAAGGTCCTCTTGGTATACAAGATTTTCCTGAGAAAATGGTGGTAACTATAACATTAAAACCAGGTAGACCTAGAGATAAATCTGATATTGAATCAATGTTTAATTGCGGTAAGGGTAGATTTTATCTGCAACCTAAAGATGGTGTTGATGTCGATAGTGTTAAAGATGTTGATGTTTATGGAAGAGCAATGGGTAACCAGGCAACAGTTAAAGAGTTTATGAAAATTACAAATGGATAATGGATTTTAAAAGTTTAAATAAAAAGATAGTAGACGGAGTATTAAATATTGCTAAACCTTCTCTGATGTTTGATCAGATTGAGGGTTCAGAATATACTGAACATTACATTACGGCTGACGAGGTTTGTAGGGTAGATTTAATATCTCTTAGTGAATATGGTACAGATGCAATGGGAGACGTTATATTGAAGTTTAATAATATATCAAACCCATTTTCATTTCTTGAAGGTGATGTTATGATGATTCCAGACAGATCTATAGGTCTAAAAAACTGGAAAGATATTGTAGGATTTGATATTCCTGAGCTTAATCAAGTTAAAGCTCAATTCTTAGAGACTAAAAGACTTACTAAGGCAGATGTAAAACGAGTTGAATATCTTAAGGCTAAGTCTGAGAAAAAGGCAAATGGCTCAAGCGTTCCTGCTCCTCCTAATATCTTAAAACCAGGAGATAGTAATATTGCAATAGCTGGTGGTAAAATATCTCTTAATCCTACTGCTTTCGCAAACTATAAAGCAGACACTTTAAGAAATAAGAAATTTACGGAACAGAAATTAACGGACAATAACCAAAGTAAAGGATAGATGGCGTTAGATAGGCAAATTTTAACAATAACTGAGCCGACAATAGCACTTGATGATTTACAATTTAAATCAAATGGTGAAGAGGACGGTAAGGCTAATATCTCTAAGGATCTTGGAGGTAGAGCTCCATTAATACACATAAATGGTTATGTCTTTGGAGAATCTGACATAAAGAGCATGGTTCTTGATATGAATGGAGTATTGCCTAAAATTACAGTCACTATAACAGATTCTTCTGGATATTTCATAGTTGATAATTATCCAAGAAGTGGAGATGTGTTGAGTATTAGAATAGCATCAAGACAGACAACTACATATAAAGATATTAGAATTGATTTTGATATTGAGAAGGTATTGAGCGTGCCTAAGCCGGCTAAGGAACAATCAGAAAGCGGTGCTAAGTATACTTTTATTGGAACTATGAAGATTCCAGGACTTTTTGCAGATGTTTGTAAAACGTATGGTGAAGGTAGTTCATTAGACCATTTAGAGGCTATGGCAACAGATCTTCAATTAGGTTTCGCCTCTAATGTAGATGCTCCGGATGCTGAAGATTTAATGAATTTAGTTATACCGTTTAAAACAATGTCAGATGTTATTACAGAAACAGTAGGACACTCATACACTGGAGAAACTGGATTTCAAACATATTCAATTGACCCATATTACTACTTGACGTATGTTGACGTGAATAGAGCTATAAACTCAGAAGATGGAGTAGATGTTTCATTTGCTAATTTTGCTGAAAGATATGACGAAAAGGCCGGAGAAGAGGATGACCAGATGGACTCAGCCCTTGTATTAACTACGCTTTCTTCAGCAGAGGGTTCAAATACATTTATATCTAAATTTGCACTTAAACATGGAGCAGGAGCAATTGCTAAAAAAGAAGGATATAAAAAAGTCTTGCAGTTTTATGAAGACAATCCAATGCATGATAATGGAGGTCTTGGAGAAATTAGAACTGACATTGAACCAATATCTAGCGAAAGCTTAACTGATATTGCTGAGCCGCTAAAGGGAAGGAGAGGAGAAGAAAGGTATCTTACTGAGATTAAATATAAATATATGGGAAGGGCGAGTAATACAAGTAATACACATCCGCAATGGAAGTTTGCTGAAACTCAAAATAAGCAAAACATGGCAGAACTTAAGAAGTTAAGCCTTGAAGTTGAATTACCTGTATTTAACCCAGCAATATATAGATACCAAAAACTACCTGTAATAATATTCACGGAAGGTCTTAATCAAAAATTAGGTTCTGATGATGTTGAAGATAAAAAATCAGAGGAAGGTTTTGATAATACTGGTAATACTGAAGGCGGCGAATCTGCTTCAGGAGACCAGAAAATAAATTCATTCTTAACAGGTTATTATATTGTCGGTGGTATTCAATACGTGTATGATTCGAAAGATGGTGTTATAAAGCAAAAATTAATACTATGGAAAAGAGAATGGGATAGTAGGAGTAATAATTTAGATGGTGCATTACTAGACTCAAAACCAACAGATACTTCAACGCCAGAACCTCCACCGCCTGTTGAACCGGATCCAGTAGTTGAACCAGAGCCAGAACCGGAGCCAGAACCAGAGCCAGAACCGGATCCAGAACCGGATCCAGAACCGGAGCCAGAAGAACCAGAAACTGTAATAACAGTTACTCCAACAACTCCTTTGAGTTTTGATGTAGTTGAAGATGGAGATTCTGACGCTAGGTTAATAAATATAAAAGCGACTGGTTTAGGTATTTTCGCATTAACTGTAAATATGCCAGCACAAACAGCAGATGTATACTTCGACGTTCAATTACCAGGGTTTGATAAAAACTATGGAAATAGTAGCTTTCATTTTTCATCATCTGACTTTCCAGATTTACCTGACGGAGAGGTAGATTTCGATATTGAAGTATATGTAGAAGAGGCGATGGATGATGGTGCAGTTGGTAATATTACCGTCAGCGCTGGAGATGCAGCTACGGTTCGTATACCAGTTACAGTAACATTCATACCAGGATAAAAAGAATATATAATACATGTCAGACTTTAGTACATTTAACGATTTTAGAAAAGGATATAAGCTAGGTAAGAATAATCAATATTCTGACCCAACATATCTTTCATTTTCTCTTATGTTCGATTTCACGAACACTTCTTCTTCTCCACTTTTATCTGGAGCTGCTAGAGCGTTTATAAAACAAAACACAGATGCTGACGGAAAAGAAGCACCAATTCAGTCTCATGCAGAATATTCTACCGGATATGGACATAGATTAAAAGCTCTTGACGATTTCATATTAACTTTAAAGAAAATAAATCAAGAAATGCCATGGTATTGGCAGTCTTTAGCTGGAATTGATGCTCTTCAAAAATACGACCCTCTTAAAGGATATAGAGGCGGTGATGAGTCTAAAATAACAATTGGAACATTAGAATCTCTTGATTTAACAATTGCTGGTTTAATGCATTTATATAGAACTGCTGTTTTTGATGAAGAAAGATGGTCATATATACTGCCTTGTAATTTACGAAAGTTTAGGATTTGGATATATGTAACTGAAGTTAGACCAATAAAAAACTTATCTAAAATTGCAGCGTCTCTTGGTTTTGATAAAGATAGCGCAAAGGATGCTATAAAAGGAAATGGTAAAGTTGGTGACGCATTTAATCCTTCATTTGGTGTTTCAAACGCAAACGCTGATATTAGTGGAACTGACAGTAGACCCTTTTTCTTATTTGAATTAGGAAGTTGTGAATGGGATATGACTTTAGGTACTGCTCAATTTGCTGATTTACAAAAATCACCAGAAGGTTTTGCAGCATCTGAAATAGGGTTTAGTTATGAAAAGGTTGGTAAGGTTTCAGCTAGAGTTCTTAATGGAACATTAGTAGAGGCTGGAAATGACACTGCTAGAATGTCACCGGCAAATGCAGAAGAATCAAAGACCTATTCACCTGATGATTTTAAAGGTTTAATTGGAGATAAGATAAAGGATAAACTTGGAGAAATGGGCGATAGGTTTGTTGACGACGCTGCATTATTTATGGAAAAGAAAAAGCAGCAGGTTGGTCAATTAGGTAGTGATCTATACAGGGCAAACGTTCCAAACTTTGAGAACATATACACTAACATGGTTGCAGATGCTGACAAGGCGACTGATGTAGGTGCACTTTCAGATAATATGCCTGAAAACGTATTTGGAGTTATGCCAGGAAGTACAGTACAGGACGGCTTTGACCAAGGAGCAACTGCTGGTTTAAACATTGGCGAAAATGTTAATCAAGACTCTAACACAACAAACTCTGGAACTGATGGAGATAATAACCTAGGAAATGTTAACGAATAAAAAAGATAGACAAAGAGAAGAAATAAGGGATACTCATTGGTTAGGTACTGTAGTAGATAATAAAGACCCTGATAATTTCGGCAAATGTAAAGTTAAAGTTTTTGGTAAATTTGATTTACTAGATAACGAAGCTATTCCATGGGCAACTCCAATGAATCGCAACAATGTAGGATCTCATTATCTTCCTCATATTGGTGACGTTGTTTCTGTTAGATTTGACAATGGAAACATATACCATCCAGAATATTGGTTTCAAATAAATCAAAATAAAGAACTTAAGGACGAGGTGTTAGATTCTTCAGGAGAACCTGATAATGTAGTGTCATTAGTATATGATGCTAAACGAAATATTAGAATATATCAATCAGATGTCGACGGTTTAGTTATAGCGCATGGAAAGGACGGTAAAAATTCTGAGCCTCTTATTAGATTGTCTGATGACGGTAAGATATTTTTATATAGTGCTAACATTTATATAGCAACTCCAGAAGGAGACGACTTTAATGATATGGGTAATGATAGCCAACCTGCAGTACGTGGTGGAAGTTTAGAAAAGTTCCTTACTGATTTTATAGATGATTATGCAAAACACATACATCCAACTGGGGTAGGACCTTCAAGTCCATCTGCTGAAGCAATATCATTTAAGGCTAAGAGTAAGCCAAAGCACAAAAATTACCAACAAGACAATAAGTCTACAAACGCTAACGAATAATGCCCGCAAACTGGCCAACATTTATAACTAATGTCACTGATTTTATAGTTGACGAAGTTGCCTCTGGTGCGGCAACGGACGAGGCAGGTGCAGAACAATTTGGAGCATTCGTAGCTAATGAATACTTTTCTGCAATAGGACCAGCAACTTCAATATATGGACAATCGCATGGTGGAAGTGGAAGTTTAGGGCCATTAGTTGATGTCTATGAGACTCAATTTAAGAGGTTACTTGGCGAAGATACTACAGAAGATGGTGCTCGTGATACTCAACCAGATATTCCAAATAGTAATACAATAGATGATGATGGGAATGAGGTACCATTTAGTGGTAAGAAAAGCGATCCTAGTAATCCAAGCGTAATTACACCTGCAGAACCAGATCCAGAATATGCAGATCCTGATATGACTGAAGTTGAGGAACCTGTAATAGATCCTGAAGAATTGACTATATTTTTAAATGAATACACAGATACTTATGATTTATATAGATATAGATATTTTGAGTTTACTCTTGACGGTAGCGAAACAAAAGATGAGGCTGCTAATATAATATCGAATAGGATTTTATTCTCTTTTCTTTTAGAAGGAAATGGAAGTAAGCGACAGGACATGCTTGAATGGATTTCTAGTTTTCAGAACTGGGACACCGATACTATAAGCACAACCACTAACTCTAGAAGAGAACTCTTCAAGGATCTAGTGTACAAATCTATGGATGATAATGGATATGATGCTGAATATATTATTGGTAAAGTAAAATATAGAACAAATGAAAGACTTAAAGAATCTTATGCTGCTAATACCGTTGACGGAGTAGACCTTAAATCTGCAGTTGGTGATGGTATACCATCTGAAATGAAGTATAATATCGGTACAAAGGATTTTAGACCTACTGTAGTTCAAGAAGTTTTTGACAAAGAAAATGAATCAGAAGATTATAAAGTTTCTCCTATTATAACAAAAGAATTTATAACTTTTTTTACAGGTAGGAGCGGTCAAGATGATGCTTCACATTGGACAGATGACGGAGTTAAAGGAAACTATCTTAGAGATGAGCTTAAAAATAAATGGGGTAAAATAGAAGTTCCTGATAACGTTCAAGATGTCGTTGATAAAAAAAATAGAGCGGCACCTTATATGTTTACTAGACAGAGAACTGTTGATGCCCTTGCTGAGATTGAAAACGGAGATGCTGGTGAAGATCCATATGAATTACTTGCGGAGGCTACTATAGAATATTGGAAGTCTACCGAAAAAAAGCCATTAACTGCTACTCCACCTGCTCCACCTTGTCTATCATCAAGCCCACTAGGCGGTAAATATATCCAAGTTTATATGGGTAATAAAAAGAAATTAGCAGAAGGAATTAGAAAGGCATTAAACGCTGGTAAAGATTCTAATAATAAAAGAGAGGCTGGACAAAAAGTATCAAAGGCCCTTTCATTAGCATATACTAGACATTTAGTTTCTCTTAAGTTTATTTATTTAGGTGGAATACCAGTACCTCTTGTTCCTCATATACCAATGATTGGTTTTGTGCCAAACGTATTCTAAAACTTAGATATATATACTATAATATTACAAATTTATTAACCCCCTAAAACAAAAAAAATGTCAAAGGAAACCGTTGTAGATCACAACAACCCTAACCCAGAGTTCGACTGGGCAGCTTTAGAAGCAACATGTCCGTCATCAAGACGTCGTAACACAAAATTAAAAACCCAAAATGGTATAAAGTTATATTGCTCTGAGCCCTATGCAGAAGAGGCTCTTAAGGCATACTCTAGAGATTTTGAAGATAATAATAGGGTAGTTGACGTTAAGCTTGACCAGTCATATGAAGGAACTGTTAGTTCGATTAACGTTGCGTGGTGTACTATAAACATTGGAGCTAGAGACGACGTATATATCGATATGGCAAAAGAAGCAAAAGAGTACAAGGACTTACTTAAGATTGGTGAGAAGATTAATGTTCAAATTATAGAGTCTAATGGTTCTAAACAAGGAAATTACATATTAGGTTCTATTGAAGCTGGTTTTAAGCGAGCTATATTCGATGAAATACTTGATAGTGTAGAAAATTCTAAAACTGCATATAATTCTACTGTAAAGAGTTTAATTCCAGGTGGAGGTTATATTGTTGAAATTCAAGGAGTAGAATGTTTCATGCCAGGTTCTCTAGCTGGGATTAATAAACTACATGACTTTGAGTCAATATTAGGTACTGAAATGTATGTTGTTCCTATGAACTACTCATCAGACAGAGGTACTATTGTAGTTTCTCATAGAGAATATTTAAAAGCTATGATCCCTACTAAAATTGCTGAAATAGAAGAATATGAAAATGGCGTTGTTGTTAGAGGTAGCGTTACAGGTTCTGCTAAGTTTGGAATATTCTGTGAGTTTAATGAATGTTTAACTGGAATGATACATGTAAATGATCTTGACGAGGAAACAATGAAGAGGCATATTAATAGAGATGTTAAGCCTGGAGAAGAGATTGAATTCTTTATCAAGAAAATTATATCTGAAAATAAGATTACATTGTCTCAAAAACCAGTTGAGCCTGTCAGCGATCCTTGGTATAACGCATCAGAGAGGTTTAAAACTCCAGTTGAGATAATTGGAAAGATTAGATCTTTAAAAGATTATGGAGCTTTCGTTGATATTGGAGAAGGTCTTGTAGGATTACTGCACGTCTCTGAATTCCCTGAAGGATTTGATTTGAATAGTTTAAAGAAAGGATCTGATATTACAGTCACTGTCACTAGAATAGACGAGGAGACTCGCAAGGTTTTCATGGAACTATAGTATATAAAATACATATAAATAATTTAATCCCGTTCTAAAGAGCGGGATTTTTTTATCTACAAAAACTAAGATATATAAACCAACTCAAGTTATATAAACTCAAATGAATCGATTTAACGAAGCTGAAATATTATCCAAATGTAGAGTTGGTGTAGAGTTTGAATTTTATTCGAACAAAGACATTAGCTCTACTGCAAGAGACCTAGCAACTTTACTTTCTAAAAAGATTAGAGTTGAGGATAAGGCACATAGTGATTTTGCCCCTACTGATAAAGAGTTTAAGATAGAACCTGATTTTAGTGGAGGTGAAAAACTTATGGAGCTAGTTACTGGAGCCCAAGATTATAAGTCTGCTAGGCTTATGATTATAAAGGTTTCAGAATGGATTCAAAAAAATGGGTTTACTAACGATATGACATCGATACACCTAAATCTTTCATTTGACTCTGATAAAATAGATGATTCTAGAAGAATTAACATGAATGTTCTTAAGTTTATATTAGATTTTGACGAAGATTATGTGTTTAGTTTGTTTCCAAAAAGAGAAAATTCAGCATACGCTAAATCTATAAAGTTTGTACTTCCAAATTCAGAAACATTTAATGTTGATGGTAGTTTAATTGACGAAAATAATTTTACATTCCCTAATTCAAAATACTATGGTGTAAACTTTGAGAAAAGAATAAGCAATTATCTTGAGTTTAGATATATTGGTGGAAAGGATTGGGAAAAGAAACCTGCTAAAGTATTACATCTATTAGATTTATTTTTAGTTCAACTATGGAAAAGTACTGAGTCTAAATGGTTCAGTGGATCGAACTCTATAGAACTTAAAAGGATATTATCGGATAATAGAAGAATAATAGATGCTAGGATTGATAGTAGTGTTATAGATAAGAAATGGAAAAATGTTGATTTTACAGTTGACCTACATAAGGATAAACAAATAATAGGACTACACTGGGCAAATATACAAAAAAGAGTGCTGAGGTTATTTACACACGGTGCCCTTAAAAAAGGACATATAAATTACGACACAGATACTGGAAGGGTTCAAGTCAAGGATGGAGAACTTTCATATTGTGTTAGTCTTGATGGTTATGATTTTATTAATTGTGATATTCGCGGAGAGTTAGAAAACTGTGATATATTTGGAGGTATTATAGATGGTTCAGACATTATTAGTTGCAACTTCTACAATAGCGCCAAAATATCTTCGACAAAACTTAAAAGCTGCTATGTCAGTGTTAATTCGACAGCAGAAGAATGTTATGTATATGGTAAAGGAATATTTAAGGGTAAAATGATAAAAGGTATTTTCAGAGAAGGTACGTATGATAAAAAAAGAGCAAGATTTGACGGAACTGAGAAACTCAGGTACGTTGAGGTATAAAATAATAAAAAGATATGAGTAATATTCATTTAGGAAACGGAACTAGCATGGCTACTGAACATGATTTTGGCAGCACATGTTTAACTAACTTTGTTAACGAGTTAGCTGACGAAATAACAGGATCTTGTATGATTCCTATGCATCTTCCGGCAGCAGAAGTAACTAACATAATTAAAAGAGCTAGAAAATGGTTCTATAAAAAATATGAGTATTCTGTTCAAGAGAATTTCTTTGTTATTCCTAAGGCTACGTTTACATCAGCATATTTTAAGGCTTCAAGAACTATAAATATGCCAAGTACTGTTTATTCTATATTTGGAGTTCATAAAACAAATTCAAGTAGTTTAAGTGGTGATATAAATTTTACTGAAGGAGATTTTTCAATAGAAAGAATGTTTGCTGCAAATATGTATGGTAATTCTGGAACTGCAGGATCTGCAGAGGCTTTAGAGTATTATGTTATTAACCAGAAGTTCTTTGATCTTGCGAGACAAATATTAAATAACCCATATAGTTACGACTATAATAGACTTAATAGAGCCTTAAGGTTTACTGGTGAAACTCCAACAACAGATGTTATTTTGGAAATTTATGAAACTATTCCTGATTGCGCGCTATATGAAGATGAGATATTCTTTAGATATGTTGCCGCAAAGGTTAAGATTTCTTTAGGTAACAAATTAAACATTTTTGAATTCTCATTACCTGGTAATATTGCAGTAAATGCAGATGCGATACAAAGTCTCGGTGAAAGTGAACTTGAAACTATAATAGAAGAAATTGCTGCTGACGAAGGAACAGACTGGATGATGCACTCATAAATAGGATATATAGTTATATGGAATTTTACATAAAGAAAAAAGGAGACCCTAGATTTGACAAAAGTCAAATGGAGATTGATGGAGATATTTCTGAGATAATGATTCAGTTAGAGACTTTATTATTTACTTCAAAGGGCTCTGTGTTAGGCGATCCTGACTTTGGTTTAAATTTAGATGACTATGTGTATTCGTTTAGATATAATGATAATATGTTGGTTGGAATAATTAGTGATGCTATTGATAAATACGTACCGCTATCAAAAAAATATAATGTAGATGTAACTGTTGATTTTACTGATGAAGTTGACAGGCACTTAGTATTTGTTAGTATCGTTATTGATGCTAAATATCAAGTAGGCCTCTTCATATAAATTAAAAAAAATTAAAATGGCAGAATTCAAATTTTTAGAAAAGTCTAGAATCAAAACAGTTGAAATGATAGATGACACTCAGTCATTTATCAGTAGGGTATATGCTAGGGCAGGTACTCTATTTACTTCAGCGTCTCCATTTGCACAGATATTAAATGTATTAAATGAACTTACAACGTTTGTTTTTTACTATATTGAAAATGCAATGATAGAACAAAACATACTAACTGCTCAACATAAGGAATCTGTTTATGGTTTATCTAGGTTGGCAGGACATGATCCATTTAGAGGCTCTTCTGCTACTGGAGAAATTTCTATTAGATTAAATCCAACGTCGCTTGATGAAATTGCAGGTGACGCTATAAATATATTACCAAACTCTATGCTTAAGATGGAGGTTAATGGTTTAAAATACACTATGCTAACTAACACAGATAAATTTAGAATAGATAAGTCTGATAGTAATGCATTACGAATACCTATAATACAAGGAACTATAGAATCTCAGACAGTAACCGGTACTGGTGAAAAGTTTCAATCATTTAATATTATAACAAAAGGAAATACAGATCATTCTTTTGTAAAGGTTTTTGTAAATGCAATGCCTTGGGAAAAGTTTGATTCTATATATGATATGAAGGTAAACACTAATGGTTTTATAGTTAAGACTGGTATAACTGGTGGTTTGGATATTTATTTTGGAAATGGAAGTTTTGGTAAAGTTCCAGCAACTGGAACTTCTATAGAGATAACTTACGTTAAAACTGAAGGAGCTAATGGTAATTTAATTAGTCATAAAAACTTAGTATTTAAGTTTGAAAGCGAAGGATTTGATAGTGTTGGAAACACATATGACCTAAATTCACTTATAGATTCTGAAGTAACTGTTGCTCCTATGATGGGTTCAAATCCAGAAAGTATAGAGCTTACAAAACTTATAGCTCCACTGCAGTCGCATTCTTTTGTGCTAGCAACTCCTGATAATTACGAGTCGTTCTTAGCCAAGTATGGTATGTTCTCTTACCTAGACGCATACAATACGACAGATGATGGTTATTTAGATGATGACAATGTAATATACTTATTTATGTTGCCTGATGTTAAGCGTAAGATAAGTGGAAATAAGGATTATTTTAGTTTCGAAGTAGACGAATTCTTCTTTACTGAAGAAGAAAACAATTCTATACTGGGATTGCTTGAAAAATCAGGAAGACAAATGCTTACTTCTGAGGTTAAGATTGTTAAACCATCAGCTCAATATTTTAGAATGGATATTAAGGTAAGGTATTTTGAAGGAAATGACAAGCATACTATTTTTAATAATATTAAATCTTCTATTTCTGATTACTTAATTAACATAACAAGAAGAGATAGATTACCAAGTTCTGATATTGTTGCTATTTTAGAAGGCGTAGATGGTATAGATTCTGTAAATGTTAAGTTTGTTAGTAAGGCTGAAGAAGATGCTAGAAAAAACGGATATTATAAGTCTGAGACTGTGACGGTTACTCCATCAACTCCGGTTCTTGAAGATATTGGGAATGGCCAGCAGAAATTTGTATTCTTTAAAAGAACAGTAACTTCAAGAAACGTTACTTTCGAACCAGGTGCTGCACTTCCAGAAAACATAATAAATTTAGATTCATTTGGAGATATTCTATTAGAAAAGGACGAAGTTGCCTTGTTTAGAGGCGGCTGGGCAGATAGAGACGGAATTGAAGTTCCAGATTCTGCTAAAATTGGAGAGTTAGGAGCTCTTTCAGTTTACTTTGATGAGCCTGCCGTTCCAAATACAACATTTAGAAAGATACAGGCAAAAAATAGAAAAACCATATAATGGCTAAGTTAACCGATAATTTATTTAAGAGTAGGCGTTCAAATGTATATCAAGTAACTGATACTATTGCTGATGATAGAAAGAACCTTCCTAATAATTACAGAACAAACATGCTTAAGAACGCTCTATCATCTCATATTTTTAGAAATAATCAGATGTTTGATTTCGTATCTTACATTCAGCTTATCGTTGCCAACTGGGTCGACGGAGTAAATTCAATAAAGGTGTTCAAATCTTTCACCGTTAAAAAAGACTATAAAAACATTAGATAATGGCTAAGTATTCAAATCTTAAATTCTTTGATAGTAATTCAGATGAGCTGAATCTAAAATATGATTCCAATACCGATACATGGCAAGGTATTGTGTATTTGCCTGAAGTTTCTACAGGTCTTTATGAAACATTAACAATTTATATATTACAAGAGGCTATTGGCGACTTAAATGAAACTAGATATATTAAACCCCTTGCTGACGCTACTTCTACAAATAATAATATTCATGCTAGCTTTGAAAATGAATATGATTCTAGTGGAAATATAATACTATACAGCACATCTATTGAATCTGGAGAATTGTATATTAAAACAGATAAGTCTCAACTTAAATTAAGATTACCTTCATCGACTTCTAGCACAACAAACTCAGATGGTTTTCGCGTAGTTTCAAGCACTATAGATATCGAACCAATACAAATAAATGTTGCTTTAAAATCTGACACCGAGACATATCATAAAAGAACTCTGTTAATAAATGAGATAAATGCTGACGGTTCAATAGCTAACAATATTGCTACGATTAGAGTATATGGTGAAACTGTAGGAGAAGACGATAGATTAGAGACATTACTTTCAAATATTGGGATGTCGCTTTCGCCGACTGATCACTTTGTATTTGAAGATGCTGATATTAGAGAGTCAAGTCCAGATTGGAAACTTATAAATAGAAAAAGGAGAGAACTTCTTTTAGAAGCTGCAAATATTAAACCATTTATTGGTACGTATAAAGCTCTTTTAAATGCTATAAAATATTTTGGTTACGAGAATATTACACTTAAGGAATATTGGTTAAATATAAATGAAACTGCTGAAAACTTTGGTAAATTAAAGGCAGTTGCTGTTCCAAATCAAGATGTTAAAGGATTCCTAGCTGCTAAGAATTCAACAAGCGAACTTCCAAATTCTAATTTAAAAAAGACTTCAAGATTTTCATTAGTATATAGGCTTAATAATGCAACTGGAGAGTACGATGAATGGGACATTCCTAAGGTTAAAGAGGCACTCGAGTTTTCACCCGATGAGGTTTTAATTAAATTATATGGTCTTAAAAATAGGTTGCAAAAGAGCTATATCCCTATGCAAGCTAAAATTGTAGATATTGTCGGGGAGGCAGATTACTTTTCTCAATTTAATATAAATACATGGAACAATCAACAAAATATTTCAACAGTAAGTGAGGGAGTAGATGTAGGATATGAAGTTTTTCCAAAAAGAGGTCTTTATTTAGAAGACTTAAGAAAGGTAAGTCCATGGCTTACAGGAAAAGGACAAGACTTTGAAGAACTTGTACAAAGAGATAGTGGTGCTTATTGGAAACTTGGAGATTCTACTAATTATCCTAAGACAATAGACTCAAGAGATGGTGATAATGACCTAGAACATGTTGGTGTTAATTTAGATGATTATTCGCTGCCACAAACAACAGAATATGCTTCTATGTCAGGAGGTTCTGTTGCGTTTTCACCTACTAATGGAAGTGTTGCGACAGCGCAACATCCCGATTTCCGTAGAAAGGATAAAATAACAGCAAGTGCATGGGTAAACTTCCATGAGTGGAACTATAGTGGAGCTGCTACCGACAAGTTTACAATAATGTCATGTATAGAACAAGGCGGATGGGAGTTGTTTTACTACAATAAGAGAATATGCTTAGGAATTTATATAAACGGATATTCGATACAAACAAGCGCCCCTGCTGGTATTTCACATATGGTTTCTCAATTTAATCTGTTCTCTAGTGGAAACACGAATGATACTAATAACGGATGGCATCTTATTTCATTTACCTTTGACGGAAGATATGTTAAAATGTATATAGATGGTGTATTAGCTGAGCCCCATTCATCCTTTTCAGATTCTACTAATAAAGATATATCTATAGAACCATACTATAACGCAACAACGCACCCTCTTTCGCCACCTGTAGGTTCTAATACTTGGCTGTTATCTGGTAATAAAATATCATACGGTAGTAGTAATTCTTTATTCGTAGGAGCAGAACCTTCGTTTAATCCAGCATACGTGCTGGCAGGACTTGAAAGCTACTGGCATGGAAATATAGGAGAGGTTGGAATTATTGGAAGAGCTTTAAATTCAGTTGAAATGCTAGACTGCTATAATACTGGTATGAAAAAATACTTTGGAGATAATGTAGCAGGTGAAATTACATCTTTTTATAATGGATATAGAGAGTCTGATCTTTCTACATTTTCAGAACTAAATATACCAGTAGGATGTCCTATTATATTAAAATCTAATTCTCTTAAAGACACATGGGATGACTGTGATTGTTCGTATAATGATTCAAACGATGGTATGGATTATACATATGGACTACAAGATGTTGCTGGAGTAAGTGCGATATCTCCTGGAAATGCTGGAATTGGTCAACTTGTTCTTAAGAAGACTGCAGCTGGTCAAATGCTGCCATTGATATGGAATTCCGCATCATGGATTACGTTTACTAATGATTTTACTTGGGACAAGTGGTGGCACAAAAGAATATATGAGGTAGAATGGAGATTAATTGGACCTGAAGGATATGATAGAACATTTAGAGGTAGCATAGAAAACTATTACGAATTTTATATAACACTACCATACATTGGTAAGTATAGCGTTGAGCTTTCATTCTATGACCTATATAATATTCGTAGCGTTAAGTTTGATAAAGAGATTATAGAAGTAAAATCTAAAGAGGTTGAAACATATGCAATAACTCAATCAAAATCTCCGGTGTTAGATTGGAATAAATATTATAATTATTCTTGGATAACAGCAGGTTCGGATTGGAATACCGCTGCTGAAAATACTTCAAGTATTGAAGATTTCATAGGTTCATATTATTTAACGTTAGATAGGAATAACTATGCAAATAGCGACGATAATTGGAGACACTCAACTGTTGTAAGATATAATGATCCTACTTCAGTTAGTGGCTTTTCAGAAACTGCTGGACCTTATTCGTATAATAATATGAAAAAACACGATTGGAACGACGGTAATACAATGTCTTGGGATATGGCAAGAGTTGGTAGTGATATGTTAGCTGCGTTTAAGATTGAATTTGCATATGGATTTAACCCAGGTACTCCTAACTACTCAGATATACGTGCAAAATCGGTACACCCTACTAATGGAGTAACTATTGAATCATATAGTTTAACAAATTATCCAAGCTCGGCTACTGATATTGCTGAATGGACTGCAGCAGAAACTGAACTAAATGGACTTAACACTACTACATATCCAATCCTATCTCAATTTACATATAATTTAGTTGCACAAGACACGAATGGAGATGGAACAGCAGATACTGCCGGTTATATATTGGCAGTAGCAAAAGCAGAATTTAATTCTAAAAATATACAGCAATTTTATCATGAAAATACGGTAGCTACTACTGGAGGTTATCGTAAAGTACAAATACTTCAACATAATCTACATGAAAGCTTTAATCCAACATACGTCGATACTAAGTTGATAAATCAACATGATATATACAATAAGTTAAATCATTTTACGTTTTCTTTTGATAATTCAAAAGTACCTGGAGTATTAACACATGAATGGTCTATCAAAAATAATAACAAAAATATCGGGGATATATATTATACTAACAGGTGGTTGACATATGTATTTGACGAAAAGGGAGATTACACAATTGGCTTAAAATTAACCGATGTAAACGGAAATAAAATGGAAACAACAAAAAACATATTAACAATAAAATAAAACTATGGCTACTATTTATACAATTAAAGGAACGGACAGTATATCTTCCTCTAGGTTAAACATTAACGACAATTTCGATAAACTAAACACAGAACTTATTGAGGTTCATAGTTTCTTCGGAATATCTGCACAAAGTCTTACTCTTACTGGACCAATATCAGCAGCAGCTATAACAGCTTCTGGTAATGTTGTAGCACAGTCAGCTCTTACTGTTACTGGGCTAACCACGCTTAACGGAGACTTGATAGTAAACAAAAGCGTTCGTTTTTCTGTGGCTACTGGTACAATAACTACTTTACCAAATGCGACTAGCTTTGATAAATCAATATACCAAGTAACATGTACTTCAAATATATCGGAGGCTTTGCATAACGGAAATGAGGGACAAGAAATATTGATTAAGGCGATTGGAACTGCTACTAAGACGTTAACATTACTACCAGATAGTTCTAATATACATGGCGTTGCTGCTGGTGGTATTATATTAACAGTAGGAGACGATACTAAGGACACTGTTCTATTAAGGTACTTTGCTGCCAAATGGCACATCGTAAGTGTTGGTTCTGGAGCTACTGTATCATAATATTAAAAAATTAAACTTAAATAATAGATGGCTACACCACTAATAAGAATACCGAAAGCCCAAGGAGGTACCATGTACGCTTTTGCAAGTGCGGCAAAGGACCTTACTAGGGCATACTATAATCCAGACGTAAACTTCGAATACTCGAAGTTTGCTTTGATTGATTTGCCGGTAGTTGATGCTCCTGCAGCAGGTACTACAGATAATTACATTCAATTTGGAAAATTATGTACGTCTGCTGGTAGTGCTGGAAATGGACCATTATTTTCTGGAGTAGCGAGTGGAGATGTAAACGTCGATTTTGCTCAAACGTTTCAAAATTACGCATTAAACCTAGAGAATTATATTCTAACTGATGATGACTTTGACGTTGCTCTTTATCAATCAGATGCTGAAAAGATATTTTTTAAATACTTAAATGAAATTAAGGCTTTTAGAACTAGAGCTGCTAATTCAGATGAGGCAGCTACGAGCCCAATAACTCGCTTAGTTGAAGAAAACAATTCAACAACAACAGGTACTCAATATTCTAGAGTTGTAAAATACATCGGTGAGATAGATGTTGCAAATGATAAACAGTACGGTGGAGAATCATACAATGAGATTTTTATAAACGTGCCATCTTCAGTTGGACATACACCAACTATTCTTTTTAAAGAATCAAACTTTAATACAACTGCTACTTCATATATTCCTCTTACTAACTATATAAACGGTAGAGGAGGTCAAACACATCCAGATCTTAACTTGAATATGGACGCGGTTGCTGAAAGAGCAGTCTTTGCTACACCTGCTCCTGCAATATATAATATTAACGAAGCAACAACACAACATTGTGGTATTGATTGGGAGTCTACAGAGTATGCTAAAATAGTAAGTGACCCTAAATTAAATAATTTATTTGATTATTCAAAAAGAGGAGGAGATTTTAGATTTAACGCAGTTTTAGTCTACTATGACATATATTCAAAATCAAACCCTAATCACAAGGCTACAAATCTATACGGCGTTCTCTTATTAGATAACTTTAAAGATGCTGGTAGTGCTGGAACAGGGTATTATATACCAGAACTTACTAAGAATAAACCTAATGATATAACAGGACTTAATGGTAATTCATATGCCTTAAAGCTAAACGTTAAGTTTAACTCATCTCTTGATAATGTTGGAGTTGAGAGTAATATAAATGACTATACTACGTTTTCGATGGATTTATTCTTTGATACGACTTCAACTCTTGAAAGTGCTGCTAGTTTATTAAAGTCAGCAAATAATAGGTATCTTAAAATTGCTCAAAGATTAGATGATTTAGAGAGCATGGTATTAACATCTCCTCAATTATTAGACCTTAGTACTAAGATGACAAAACTTACAACTGACGTAGAGAATGCATCTTTAAATTATGCAGACTCAACATCACTATTAGATCTTATAACAAGCGCTAATAGCAGAATAAATAAGTTAATATCTGGAGAAATTGAGGCGTCGCTTCAAGTAAATACAGATGTTATAAAGTCAATACCAAATAGCGGTATTGAGGTAACTCGTTCTGCTGATAGTAATTTTATAAAACTTAAAACTATTAATGATGGGTATACGCTTACTGGAGGTTATCAGTTTGATATTTCAAGTGGAGTAACAGGTGCAGAAATTACAGCATCGGCTCCATTTACTCTATCTACATCAGCAAATAAGGGTATTTACCATAGTGTTAGACCATTTAACAATATATTAAGAGTTCACTCTGATGTAAGTACTACTGGAGATAATCTTAATATATACCTAGACGATACTAATATTAGTTGGTCTGATGGTCAAGTTTTAAGAATAACATTTAGAAATAATTGGAAACTAGCCGCTGGTAAAACTATAAATATATTTACTGATAAAACAAGTACTAATACATGGGTACAAAAAATAACAATAAACTCGTCTGATCGGTTAAGTCTTCAAGACTATATTGAGATTATTTGCGTCAATGCGGTAACTAAAACATTCGAATACGACATTATTAGATAATAACATATGAGCGCTAACAATTCAATATCAAAACTACTAGAACAATTTCTAGAATTAAATACAAACTCATTAGAAACGTTTGAACGAATTAATGAGGCAATAACGACAGACAAGCAAAGCGTTGTTATAAACCTATACGATCAGGCTACTGGTCTAATGAACCCTATTCAAATTCCAGCATTTGGTTATCTAAAAAGAGAAATTGAAAGACTAGATACTAATGTAAAATCTATAAGTGGACTAGACTCAGCTAATACAAATATTAGACTTGCTGACGGCTCGTATAGAAGACTACATACTTCAAAACTAAAAGGGCCTTCAAAGCCTATAACTTCACTATCATCTCCTGTATTATTTAATACAAAGCTAAACGACTTTTTTGAAGACTTTTTGAATCCACTACTAACAATTGAGCTGGATGTTGATAATCAAATACCAATAGAAACTGAAAGGGTTTACGTTGAGAGATATTTATTTGATGATAAAGATACTAATTCGATAGACGTATTTAAGAGCAATTACTTAAATGCTAGCGATATCGAGTATGTTGGTTTTAAAAATAAATTATCTAGTGAAAATATTAAATTTCATTTAGATTCTAATATAATAGATATGCCAGTTAGAAGTCTTCAATATTCTGGAGCCTTTGATGTTAACGATATGGTTAACACTCAGGTTACTCAGATAGTTGATGGAGTCACTCGCACAAAATCTATAAAGTTATTCACCTTAAATAAATTAAGTTACTCAGATTCATCTAAAACAATGAATGATACTGAGGTTTTACAAGTTGGTGATTCTTTAGCTATAAACACAGCATCGTATTCTACAAGATATAAAATAACATCTATTGATTCTGCAAATAGTCAAGTTGAACTTCAATTACTTGAAGGATACGAGCCTGTTAAGGTAGGAGTTAATCAATTAAAGGTTTATAAGGGTATTGATAAAGGAGCTAAAATTGAAATAAACATAGGATATAATGAGTGGCAGGTTATTTTTATAAAACCAATCGATCCACTTTCTAAGATAGCATCAGATAACTTTTCGCCTGGCGTTGGGTTTTGGTCTAACTCTTTACAAATGAGTCTTGATAATGGAGACGTTACGAATCTTGCTAAATACTACAAAGACGAGGTTGCTGATTTTGGACAATTTATTAAAGGACTTAAGGTTGATTATATTCCACCTGCTGCAGTTGCTTTAAAACCAAGTTCTCCAGTAGTAGACGTAGCAAATTTCAAAGTAGTTCAAATTAACAAACATCTTACAGACAACGCTACAACTAATAAGATTATAAAGCTTAAGGCTGACAAGAAATCAGCAGAACAGTCTATTAAAAGGACTGACGGAGCTATCAATAAAAAAAGAAGTCTATTGCGTAGGACTCGATTTAAGTCTAGTGTTGAAAAGAATCAGCATAAGGCTGAGTTATCATCTCTTATAAATAAAAGATCTGATAGTTCTAAGCTGTTTGCTTCGCTTGTTAGTGATATTAAATTTACTGCAGAATCTACTCAAGTTTCTGCAATTAAACCAAAGTTTAGAACTAGAGGTTTTTGGGCAGTACCTGCTCCTAAAACATATGGAGAGGAAATGTCACAAGATGTTATTCAATTCATAGTAAGATATAGATATTTATCAAGTAATGGTAAGTCTTCTACTATTGAGCAAATTGAGTTTACAGATACTACAAATCAAGTTACTAAAACTGGTGCTTTTTCAAATTGGATAGAAAAAGAAAGTTCAGTTAAGAAACGAAGATTTAATGAAGAGACTGAAAAATATGAATGGTATTTTGAAAGCGAAGAGGATGGACAGGCTATTAACTTTAATTCATTAGATGTTCCACTATCTCCAGGAGAAAGTGTTGAGGTTATGGTTAAATCTGTTTCTGAAGCAGGGTATCCTTCAAATCCAATAACTTCTGATTTTTCAGATCCTGTAAAGATTGAGTTTCCAGAAGAATTTTCAATAGATTCAGTAACTGGAATGGTTGAAAGTAATGAAAGAGATTCTATTAAAGTAGAAATCATAGGCGATCTTGAGGCTAAAGGAGTGTATTCTCATATTGAAGACAGTACTGAAGATTTTTCACATACATCTTCTTCTATTTCTTCTGGGTTTTTAAGCCCAGAACAAACGTCAATATCATTATACGATAAGCTAGTTGAAATGCAGTTGGAAATTGAAAGGTTAAAAACTGCAGCCGCAAAAGCTATTGGTAAACTTGTTGTAAAAATAGTAGACGCTGCAGGAAATGCAACATCTGTTAGACCAGACTCTTCTGTTAAATTATTTGGAGGTTATTATACTGAAGAGGTTTCTACAGACACTGACTATAAAGGTGAAATAGTATCAAAAAACTTTAGAATTGAACTAAGCAACACTAAAGCTACTCAACTTGAGTTAGTTTCAATAATGCATGGTACTAGGTCTTTTGCTCCGCCAATATCTACTTCGGCTACTCTTTTTGGTTTAGGTAATGGAAATGTAGATGTTAGCGTAGAAAATAATATAAGGTACACTACTGAAGGTAACTATGATTTAGTTCCAGTAGGTTACCAAAACGTATTAGCATCCGACCTAGACGTACTAAATACATTTAATAAATTACCTAGTCAATCATCACAGACAAGAGGTCAATTTATATACTCTAGATATATGAACATATCAGGTGAAGGTTCGCTATACTCTCAGTCTATTTTAACAGGAGCTGCTTTAAATGGGTATACTCAAGCAGAACGCGGAACGGACCTATCATATTACGGATTAAGTGGAGGACCTTCTCATTCTGGTAATACAGTAGACTGGCAGAATTTAACACAATCAGGGTCGCCAACCTCTGCTGGAGCTGGTGGAACTGATGGTGTTTGGAATGGAACTGCTGCTACTACTCCTGGTGCTGGACCAAATCCTGCATCTGCAGACTATGATGATAACATATTTATACACAAAGATCATCCTATGGCAACAGTACTTAGCATTCAGAAGATTATATCAAATGGATATGTTGGTATTCCTGATGCAGCTACTTTACTATCTACTGAAGCAAATTCACATAAACAAACTGCTTTCTTACCAGCAATTGGCGTTGATTCAGACGCAGCAACATCATATAGGCGTGCTAATAAAATATCGTTTGATAGTGGTGACAAATATACACTAGGAGGTAAGTCATGTGGTTCATTTTTATACATGTCGCCTGTTGATAAATACGCTCTTTCAGTAGATTCAGATAATAAGTTTGGTAGAAAGCGATTAGACTTTGGAGAAGAGAACACAATTAACGTTGACCTTGTTTGGCAATACAGAATGTCAGACTATAATGGAGTCGGTTCTGGAATTGGCCTTGTTGGAGGGCTAAAATCTAATCCAGCAAATATAACATATTCAAAAACAATTGGTATTGATATACACGCATCTGGTAATGAAATATTTAGCTTTGATGTTGAGGTATCGTCAACATATAAACCAGTTGGAGATAATATAAACACTATACCGTCCGCTCAAGTACAAAGTTTTAGATAATATACCTTTGATATATATAGTATAGCAAAAAAAGAGTTATACTAAATGGCATCTGCGACAACACTAAATACTGATATTAAATACAATATCGAAGGGGACAAATCGTTTGGATTACTTCGAACAAACCCTAAACTTACTTCAAACGTTAAGATTGTAGTTGACTCAAATGACAATATATTCCTGAGTTCATTTAGTGCTACAAAACATTTATCATCTAGTCAGTTTAAAAGATTTAAAATAGATGGTAGCGGTAGGTATTCAATGGATGTTTCTAGGTTTTATGGTAGCGTGCCAATGACTGAAAGGTTTGAGGTAATGCGAAAATTCTCTGATATATCTACACATAACGAATATTCTAAACAATTTGAAAACCAATATAATTATGGTGCTGAGTTTAATGCAACTAAATTGTATGACGAGCAGTATAAGTTTCTTGCTCCAATTTGGTTAAATAGAGATATTCCAAAGAATTTTGTAATATACAGAGTAGAAACAGCTAAGCCTTCAAATATACAAAACGCAAATTCTTATTTAGGTCAAAATGAAAAGATAATGGATATGTTAGCAAATGCTACCATAGTCGCTGACTTTGATTTAAGTATAAACTCAAAAATAGGAGAATACATAAGAGGGCATATCGAAGACTCTACAATTCCTTCTGCGGGGTTAACATTTAATTTTGATACCGAAGAGGCATGTACATACAGAGGTATTGATGTTAAATATGGTGGGTTTGTAAATAAAGAAGAGTATCTAGCTGATGATTATATTAGAACTGACGATCTTGAAATAAATAAAAATCAGCTACTTACTGATGGTTTTGAAAGAAATGGAATTGCTTTTTCAAATATATTAAACCTTGAGTTTATGTTTGACGATACTACTGGTGAAAAATATAAAACATATAGATACTTTGGGTTATACGCTGATAGCATAAAAGAAGGAAATCTAACACTATCTTCAGTTACATCAGATAACATATTATATAACAGTGCTACTAGCGTTTACGAAGAGGTTACACAATTTAATTCACTTAGTGCAGCTCTTGGAAGTATTGGAGCTGCTTCGTTATTTATGGTACCTAATAGTTTAGATTTAGCCTTACCCACATTAAATTATGTAAAGGACAAAAAATATAAGTTATATCATATTCAAAATAAAGCTACTGCTACTAATGAGAATAAAATAAATTTAAGGATACCTGATTTAGAAGACTTCAAGGGTTATTCTGAAAAACAAGGAACTCTTACAATAGACCAGGAAAAAAGAAGCTTTAAGAGTTTTATTAAGCTAAAAATAGTAGATGTACCGAACAACCTTGATAGATTTTTTATAGGTAATAGATTTTCAATGGAGGATGACTCATACAATATGGGTTCATATACTATTATTGCAGATTCTAGTTTAAACGCTGGACAATATAGTGGTAATTATTTTTCAAATCAAGGGTCCTTAAGTCAGATTGTTATGGCAATATCTGATGTTATTAAGAATACAATAGATGAGGGTAGAGTTAAAGTTACTCCAATCGGTGAACATCTTGTTATTGAAAGTTATGTGGTTGGAGAAGACTCAAATATATTGATGTTTGGTTTACATGATACTAATGCTGTAGAATTTATTGAGATAGTGACGTCTACTAAGGATGATATGGGACTTAACTCTGCATCAGGTACTATAACATTTACTGATTGGGACATTCACACGCTAAGAGGAGGAGCTGGTGAAAACCAAGGAATGTTTATAGAATCAAGCGAGTATGGAGATGTTGCAGTGGGTGATTACATTAAAGAAAAAGATTTAAATTCTTATGTCGAAGTTATTGATGTTGTAAAAGATTATAATGACACTCATTATAGAGTTATATTAAAAAAATCTGCAGTTTTATCAAACAACGGTGATGTAAAATTGTATAATAAATTCTATGCTGAATTTGGAAAGCTTAGAGCATATGATTTAAAAGACCTTATGTTTGATTTTCATGATGATGAAATATCTGGGTTAGGTTCTTTACAATTGGATTTAGGATTTAAAAAATATGAATATCATTCTGATGATATAGTTCGTAGAGAAAACCCAAATAGGTTTAAGGGTTTAATAGATAACATACTTGGACCAGATAGTGTAGGAAGAATTTCAAATATTTACGAAAGACTTAAAGAAAATAAAATAAAAGAAACTGCAATACTTTCAAGAATAGTTCCGCACATAAACACTTTTGTTAGAAATGATTCAAGTAATATTAGAGGGAATGATTACGTGTTAAACGTTAACGAGTCTATGGGAATAGACAATATGTCACCAAGTATTGCAGCAAGACAATCTGAGTTTAGATTTATGAATCTTGAGCAGTATACCATGGCGCAGATATCAAAGCTACAAGCATCTATTAGAAATATTGGAGGATTGTATACATTACCTGTTAAAACTGAAAAAGGTTTATATAATATAGATGATTCGCTATTATTTTCATATGATAATGCGTCTGTAGATTATACAAACGGAACTGGCTTTGATGGGTTTGATTCAACAAAAGCAAAGAACACTAGTATTGATTACTTCTCTTTATTCGAAAACTTTAACGGATATTTTAACTATATAACGTCAGACCCTGCAGGTCTTCCAACCGAGAGTGGAACTAGTGAAGTATGGGAAGATATGAAAAAGGTAAACCACAGCGATATAATAAGAAGAGGAACCGTTTTTTCTAAAGGAGTTAACTATAAGTTTTCAGAAGGTTTAGACGGGTACAGGTTTATGAATATTTTAAGGTACGAACATTCTACTGATGAAAATGATACATTAATTGAGGTTATAAAAAACGAAAAGTGGAAGACTTTAGTAATATTTACAACTATAAAAACAATAACAAACGATATTCCTGTACATGGATTAACTAAGGGTCATATGTACTCAGTTAAAGACATCACGCAATATAATTCGGCAGAAGATCTTGGTGCTATTTTAACACTTAGTGTAACTACACCAGGTAGTGGATTTACAAATGCAGGGGAAACTAATTTAGCGACTACATCAAGTGGTATTGGTTCCGGCGCGACCCTTGATACTACACTATCAGTTCCTAATGGACAGGTTTCTGCTGTAACAATTAACACTAAAGGTATTAGTTATAAGGTAGGAGATGTACTTTCATTTTCAGATTCTAACAGCATTGTTAATTCAACATGTACGGTAACTGCAATTACTACAGCGCCTTCATTAAATACAAGCCCTTCTGCTACATTTAACCCATCAATACCTATTGCTTGGGGAAATTATGGAAATACTGAGCTAAGTGGATATACTCAACTTCCATTAACTCTAGTCGATACCCCAATAAAAGCGACTTTTGACTTTGGAGGATCTATATGGCCACCAATTTCTTCACCAGGAGATTCATTTATTTTAAAGGCATCGCAACAATCAATAGACGCAGGAGATGCTCGATTTAATTCTCAAATTGTTAAGAATAGTACAGGTTCATATTCATTTATTAAATTCCTTGACCCGATCACAAGCACACAGTATGCAGTAAAAATACTTGATATTATTGATGACTCTTCACTTCTTGTAGCAGGTTACCCTGTCGTGGTTACCGGTAATTTTACTTTAACATCGAATTATTACACTGCAATGCCTGGACACGCTCACGACGACTTTACATTAACACTAAAGTATGGTGGAGAGAATGGGTTTAAGGGCTTATTTGATAGTATATGTTTAGGTCAAGCTTCTAAAAGATTTATAAACAATGCTGGAATAACTTATCATACAGCGTATTCAGATGGAACCTCAATAAATAAAGGGCCTCGTATCAAACTAATAAAACCATATAGCGTTATTAAGATTTCAGAAAAAAGAGCAATAGGAGATACTGAAAAACCAAGTGCCTTTGCAGTAACTGCAGAATCTGTTGGCTATAACATAGTAGACAAGGTTGTTAAATATATCACGAGATTAAATAGACATAGCGGCGATTACAATCCTGCTGTAAAAAATATAATATCTTTTGACTCTATATACAATCAACATAAATTAAAGTACTCTGCATATAATAATAATACATTGAGAGAATCTATTATTTATGGCAAATTTAATGGACATGGTATAGCATTTGAGTCTTATAAAAACTGCATAGAAGATTATGGAATAATTAAAAACTTCTACTACCATAAGGTTAATGAGGATACAGATTTAGATATAATAAAATTGTCGGAGTCTAGTGACAAGCTTCCGCTATACCCTTTAATTGGTGAGATTGCTATTGATAAAACAGACTTAAATATATTAGACTCTAAATATACTGAAGGTTTCTTTAAAAGAGGATTAGTTGGGCTTGAAAATGAAAATGCAAAAGGAACTAAAAGTCCAGAGGAGGTTAAAGCATTTATGGCATCTACTGTCATGAAGGTAAACGATATATATGATATTGATACGTTTAGCGTAGCAGAAGCACATACAAGTCTTAATGAATTAAATGAAACATTTGAAGACAATTTAAACATATCTAGTGTGCATTTCTTTGAAGACGAAAATAGAATCTTTGCTGATTTTTACATAACAGATTCACTAAGAGAAACTTTGATTGCGGATGGCATATTATATAAGTTTTCTGAAAATATTATAGCAGCTGACTCCTATGGTGATATAACAACGATTGATGATGACATATCAGAGTATGTAAAACATAACATAGCTAGTAGATATATTATTGATAGCATTGACGTGTATTTTAAAGAGAGTAAGAATATTAAAACTGGCTTTAGTAGCGACGTATCTCAGTTAGTGGGTTATAAAAAATCAACGTCACACAACCTACAGTCATTTAATGAAAGTGAAATTGGTTTCAGATTTATATTCGAAAAGAGGGTTGGATATAACTATGACTTCAAGTTAAATATTAAAATAAAAGCATAAGATGGATATTAAAGAATTTTATATTTCAGATGTTAATGGAAATACGTATGATGGTGAATTTTGGTCAGAAGATAAACTGCTTAAATTAAATGAAAACTTTAATCGCCTTTCAAATGGACTACATGCTGGACCTACCGGTGTTGGTGGTAGTATGGGTATTAGCGGACCTGCAGGTATTGTAGGTGCTAGTGGTATTGTAGGTGTTGCAGGAGCAGGCGGTATAGTAGGTGGCCAAGGTTTAAACCTATGGGAGCGATTAGATGATAGTACACAATCCCCGCAAAAATCAAAACTTACTACAAGAAATGACAAATCAATTGTTATTGTTGGTCTTCTAATGGACTCTACTCCAGAGGTTGTGCAGACCGGTACCTTTGTTGAAACAGGAACTGGCGTTAAACCATCAGTATTGAGAATAAATACAGTAGATAAAGTAACCACACATCCAAATACATCATTAGCAGTTGCGTGGGATGCAAACATAGATCAGACTATAACAGTAGGGGCTGCATATGGGTGGCCAGACTCTGGTGTTGTAGATATTGGTGGAAACATTATATCATATGCCTCTATAACACCATCTGGTGGTAATTATGTACTATATATCGGCTATCAAGGTATCCATACCCTCTACGGCAACACTACGGTATATGCGATAGGAACGCCAGTTTATACAAAAGCATTAAACCAGAGAAAACATATAACATTAAGTAAGTCTGGTTCTGCCACAGTTAGAAGCCATATAGGCTTTCTTGAATCAGTGGCCAATGATCAGCCAACATTGAGAATAGCTTCTGAAAAACAACAATATTCAACTGGATCTGAGATAAACTTAAAGGCAAGTAACTTTACAATTGGAAGTGACACACACACGAGTGGCTATTTTACAGACAATGGGATAATTTTACAGCCAGCAAATGTAGTGTTTTTTGGAAATAACCTGAGTACTCCAAAGATTCCATGTAACGTTAATATAACGGGTGATGTTATAGCAACTAGCTTAGCTACAATTTATTCTGCAACAACATTAATCCAAGCCTGGGATCCTTCTACTGATACTACGATTAAAGTGGCAATACCTGTAGGTGGATCAACCTGGTCAACTGCAGGTACTGCAACAGTAACAGACGGAAGTGTAAGTAACGTAGTAGACTATACTAACCTAGTTGATAATGGATCTAATTATACCTTAACTGTAGTTGCGGCAGCATCAGCAAATCAATATGTAATAGGAAATGGAGTTACGATACCTGCTGGTAATACTACAGGATTTGCTATTAAATCAGTGTATGGTTACAATACTGGAACGGGCACAGGGTATGGTAATGTTGCGCTTGTTGATGTAACGTCTAATTATAATAGTTTTCCGTATGGCTCTATAATTTCTATGACTCAAAGAGAATATATAGAAAACTTCTTAAACAACTATCAGGATACTCTCAGATATACAGGAACCCCGACAGGGTCTAGTATTGGGCAAGGATTTGAATCTGAGCATGGCAAAGGGTTTGGAAACTATGAAGGTTGGTACTTATGTAATGGTAGACAATGGCAAACAATTCATCTAAATAATGTTCAGCCGGGTTTCCAGCAATATGTACCAAAACTAGTCAACACTAATTATCAAATATCCACAGATTCTGAACCTAATACTTACGGAAACGAGTATTATGCTATAACTGGAAGCAAGCTAGAAATTACAAAAGCAACTGGAGCACAGGGAGATATTTCCATAGAAGATGCTTCAGGAGCAGATCCAATGCATTCATATTTACTCCAGGACGGAGGACAGTCCTTCTTATGGGATCATAATTATTATATTAGTACTGGGTTTGCAGGAGAAGCTTCACTAAACAACACAATTCATGTTGTTTGGTTAGGTAGAGGAGATTTATATTGGTATACTAATCCACCAATGGTTGCTTCTAATGACAAAAATTAATTTTTAAATAAAACATAAATAAAATTAGAAATATATAAATAAATAAAGTAATACAATGAACTTAAAGAACATAATATACGATTCTGCTAGTCCCGGTACTGTTTTAGATTTAATCAACTATAACTTTGATCAGCTAATAGCCAATGGATATGGAGCATCAGGTGCCGCAGGTACTATTGGTGCTACTGGTGCAACTGGAGTACAAGGAACCCAAGGTATTCAGGGTATTGTTGGTGCTACAGGTGGTGTAGGTGGTACGGGTAGTGCAGCTGCAATAGAGTGGGCAAACGACACTACAACAATAAGTGGTACTAATATAATGGTACCAAAACCTAGTGTAAGTGTAGGTGCAACAACTTCAATAACATTAGGAGAGCCTGCATCTTTTGCAAATAACAGCGAATCTCAACTTATAGTCGGTAGAAACACGGCAGAGTTTGATTCAAATATTAGGCTTTCAGTTTCTGGCTCCGTAAACTACGTTGATTTTAAACACTCAGTTGGTCAATTAGATATTGGCTTTAACTCTGCTGCAGCTAGCACACTTATTAAACTAAACGCAGATAAGGCTGTGCTTTCTGATTCAGTAGATAATGATATATTTGCAGAATTTGGGAGTTCCATATTCTTCTTAAAAAACGTAACCATTGATAGCAATGTCCAATTTAACGATACTTTATCTTTACAAATAAACGGAACTGCAAGTACTAACGATGTGTTAGTTGCTGCTGATGATACTGGGTTGTTAAAGTGGGTTGCTCCATCTGCATTAGGAGCAAACGTTCCAATAGGTACTGTTATTCCAATACTAAGATCAGTGTTTAACACCACTAATTTTATTAAATCAGATGCTGTTGTTAGTGCAACTGACTATACACAACGGGCAGGTGCTGGTAAAGCAGGAACTCCTTATGAGGGATGGTATTTATGTCATGGATATACGTGGTATAACACATCCACTCAGGCTTCATTTGATTTACCTCAAATATCGAGTAGGAAATTTACGGATGTTACTACTGTTGAGGAAGAAACAATGGACACTATACTTAGTGGAGCTCATTTAGATATTACAGCTAACCAAAATAGTAGCACTGATATTGCTACCGAAATCGTTGATATTACCAAAAACGCAAAGTTTGGTAGTGCAGACTATGCAATGACTAATCACGACGACTTTAAGTTAGTTAAAGTACCGCATATAGTGTATTTAGGAATACCTGCTTCTGGTAACTATGTTTGGAGATTCACCGATGTTACAAGTAGTTCTTACAATACAATGCTTGCAAAATTATGGACCGCAACAATTGCCAGCCCTACATGTGGTAGTTATAATTGGAATGTATATAATTCCGTTAATGTAAATGTGTATCTGTTCGATCAGAGTGGATCTAGTACTGGGTTTAATGGTAATACTGTGACAAGTGGATCGTATCTCTATAAAGGGCCAGGGATTCTCGCAGATAGTGGTATATACAATTACGATGATGGAACAGTTAACGTCCAAGTCCAATGGAACAATCAGACATTGGCCTTTACCGGGTTCTCAAGTTGTTAAAAAAATTAAAGTAATATAAATGGCTCAATCATCAAAATATGCAAGAATAGACGAAGACGTCTTATTAGAATTTATCTATCATGACCAGGTAGTTCCTGGAGACGCGTTAATAGAAAACGATGACAACGGAAGTCAGCTTAAGTATATCTTGACTGGTGCTGC